TAAATATAATAGGGAAAAAGTTTTTGTAAAATTACACCTCCCCACCGTTTAAAATAAACGATTATACAAATCAAAACTTATAAATTAACTTATCATTTCTAAACTAAACTTATAAAAACTGTGCGTCTACTTTTCAAACTTATCTAACCTATTACATATTCATCAAATACAAAATTTATGTATCTATTGACTTTTATTCAAAATTATGATTGAACTTAAAATCTAATTTCTTCTATTAAATAGTAGTTTTAAATTATTTAAACTTTTTTACCTTATTCTATTGACAAAACTTTTAAACTTTTTTACCTTATTCTATTGACAAAACTTTTAAACGTTTGTTATACTATTAATGTAATTAAATCAAGGAGGTAACAAAATGGAAAATGTAAAACCTTTACAATCATTTTTTTTACAAAATGGTGATATAGCTATTCTTATGGGTGATGAATCAACTTATGAAGTATCATTATTTGTAATTGAAAAATCTTCATTTGAACAGTTAGAACATAATTCACCTAAAAAAATTATTGATGATTTATGGAGTGATAACAATGGTTAATGTTGATAATGCACCAGAAGAAAAAGGTCAAGCTTATACTGAAATGTTGCAACTATTCAATAAACTGATTCAATGGAATCCAGCTTATACGTTTGATAATGCTATCAATTTAGTATCGGCTTGCCAACAACTATTATTAAACTATAACAGTGCTGTTGTTCAATTCTTAAATGATGAACTAAACAACGAAACTAAACCAGAATCTATTTTAGCTTACATTGCTGGTGACGATTCAATTGAACAATGGAACATGCACAAAGGTTTTTATGAAACGTATAACGTTTACGTTTTTTAGAAAGGAGTGATATAATAATGAAACCTGATGATATTGTTACATTACGAATTAAAGGTTATATTTTTCACTATTTAGATGATAAAAATGAATATGTTGAAGAATTTATACCGCTTCATGAGTATCATTTATCAAAAACACAAGCAAAAGACTTATTACCTAATTCACACAAACTTTTATCCACTACACGCACAACGAAAACAATCCAAGTTTATTACAATGATTTAATACAAATTGCAATTGCAGAAAGCAAATAATTTAAATAAGAGGAGAAATAAAAATGACAAACGTAAAAGATATTTTATCAAGACACCAAAACACATTAGCGAGATTCGAATTTGAGGAAAAAGAAAGAGAATTTATCAAACTATCAGAATTAGTAGAAAAATACGGTATGAAAAAAGAGTATATCGTTAGAGCATTATTCACAAACAAAGAATCAAAATTCGGTGAGCAAGGTGTTATCGTCACTGACGACTATAACGTAAACTTACCGAATCACTTAACTGAATTAATTAAAGAAATGCGTCAAGACGAGGACGTTGTTAACATTATCAACGCTGGTGAAGTTCAATTCACAATTTATGAGTATGAAAATAAAAAAGGTCAAAAAGGTTACTCAATCAACTTTGGTCAAGTATAATTTTAATAAAAATTTCATAGGGGATATTTATCCCCTATTTTTATGAGGTGCTTAAATGGAATGTAAATACAAAACGGTATTATTATATTGTGATGAGATTAAAGGTCATTTTCCACATCAAATAGCAATGTTTGAAGATTTATATAACGCTAAAGTTGTATATTCATATTATGAATATAATCCATTTACTGAAAAATATACCTATATCATAGAATACATTAAGGAGATATAAAATGAAAATTACAACAACATTAAATACAAAAAAATTAATTAATTATATTTTATATAATAGAGATTGTTTTATGAATAAAATAACAAAATTTACATCACTAAGTGAAAAATGTGTTGTTTATGTTAGATACGGTGAAATTTCTATTGAATACTATGATAATGATACAAAAATCAATAATGATTTATTTACTTTAGATATTGACATTGATATTCATACACATTGTTTTGATTTTCTTATTGTTTTTTATAGAAGATATTCAAATCCAAATTATAAAAGAGAAGCATTTACAGATTGCACCATTGATGACGTATTAGAATATTTTGAGAATCCATTATTAGCTGATATTACAATAATTTATAAAAATAAGGTAATTTATGATTTAGGAAAAGTGATTGACCATGAATAACCTATTAGATATTATTATTGTTTTCCTTTTAGCATTTTTAATTACACTTGTAATACTTATGACAATGCATATACGTGTGTCATTTGGTGTTTTATTTACTACATTGATTATATTCTACATTATCTTTTTAGTGGTTATATATGGGTTATATGGAGGTCGTTAGCAATGGTTAGACATACGTCCGAAATGGACAAATGGAAAAAAGAAAGAGACGCAAGAAAAGAGCAGGAAAAAGAATTGTTTTTAAATGATTTTAGTAATGTTAATTTTAAATTTGATGATAAAGATTTACAAGAGGCGTACATAGACGCATGGAAACATTTCGCACATTTGCCCTATTTTCCAAAAGAAAGAAACGTGTCATATGTAAATGCTGTATCATTGGTTAGAGGTAAAAGACATGAACAATTAAACTATATACTTGAAATATATAACCGTAAAGATGAATCTAATAATAAAAACGCTAAAAAACATAAATATGCTTTATATGAATTACAAGCTAAAAATAATAATTCTTCTATGTATAAATATATAAAGGAAATTGACACTTTATACAAAGAAATTGGTAAATCAGACAGACCTATGACAACAATTGACGATGAAGATGTAAGGTATAACTTTTTATATTATGCAACATTTGAAGACTAATTTTAATACTGTAAACGACATAATAAACTATTACAAGGAGAAAAAACATGGTGAAACAAAATCGTTTAGACATGGTAAGAGATTATCAAAATGCTGTCAATCATGTAAGAAAAAAAATACCAGATAACTATAACCAAATAGAATTAGTCAATGAACTCATGAATGATGATATAGACTATTACATATCTATTTCAAACCGTTCTGACGGAAAATCGTTCAACTATGTCTCATTCTTTATTTATTTAGCTATAAAACTTGATATTAAATTTACTTTATTATCACGTCATTATACATTACGTGACGCTTACCGTGATTTTATTGAAGAAATCATTGACAAAAACCCACTATTCAAATCTAAGCGTGTGACGTTCAGAAGTGCTAGAGATTATTTAGCAATTATCTATCAAGATAAGGAAATAGGTGTAATTACAGATTTAAATAGTGCAACTGATTTAAAATATCATTCTAACTTTTTAAAACACTACCCTATCATTATATATGATGAATTTTTAGCACTTGAAGATGACTATTTAATTGACGAGTGGGATAAGTTAAAAACAATTTATGAATCAATCGACCGTAACCATGGTAATGTTGATTATATCGGCTTCCCTAAAATGTTTTTATTAGGTAATGCGGTCAACTTTTCAAGTCCTATATTATCCAATTTAAATATATATAACTTATTACAAAAACATAAAATGAACACATCACGACTTTACAAAAACATTTTTTTAGAAATGCGAAGAAATGATTACGTAAATGAAAAGCGTAACACACGGGCATTCAATTCAAACGATGACGCTATGACAACTGGCGAGTTTGAATTTAACGAATATAATTTGGCAGATGATAATTTAAGAAATCATATCAATCAAAACGGTGATTTTTTCTATATTAAAACTGACGATAAATATATAAAAATTATGTATAATGTTGATACATTTAATGCTAATATCATTGTTATACCTTATACAAAACAATATGAGTTTTGTACTAAAATCAAAGATATAGATGACAATGTTATTTATTTAAGAGAAGATATGTTTTATAAAGAAAACATGGAACGTTATTATTACAATCCAAGCAATTTACATTTTGATAACGCTTACTCAAAAAATTACGTGGTTGATAATGATAGATATTTATATTTAGATATGAATAAAATTATAAAATTTCATATAAAAAATGAAATGAAGAAAAACATCAACGAATTTGAAAGAAAAGAAAAAATATACGAAGATAACTATATAGAGAATACGAAAAAGTATCTAATGAGACAATATGAAATATAAAGGTGTGTAAGATTATGGGATTACTTGAGTGTATGCAATATCATAAACATGAACGTAAAATGATATTGTATTGGGATATTGAAACATTATCATATAATAAAATAAACGGACACAATAAACCTACACTATATAAAAACGTAACGTATTCTGTTGCGATTGGTTGGTTTAATGGTTACGAAATTGATGTTGAAGTATTCCCCAGTTTTGAAGCCTTTTATGATGATTTTTACAAGTATGTTAATCGCCGTGATACAATCACAAAATCAAAAACAAATATTATCATGATTGCACATAACTGTAATAAGTATGACAACCATTTTTTACTTAAAGATACCATGCGTTATTTTGATAATATCACACGTGAAAATATATATTTAAAATCTGCAGAAGAAAACGAACACACACTAAAAATGCAAGAGGCTACTATTTTAGCTAAAAATCAAAATGTGATTTTAGAAAAACGTGTGAAATCGTCTATTAATTTAGACTTAACAATGTTTTTAAATGGTTTTAAATTTAATATCATTGATAACTTTATGAAAACCAATACATCAATAGCAACATTAGGTAAGAAATTACTTGACGGGGGTTATTTAACAGAAAACCAACTTAAAACAGATTTTAATTATACAATTTTTGATAAAGATAACGATATGTCAGATAGTGAAGCCTATGACTATGCTGTTAAGTGTTTTGATAATCTTACATCTGAACAATTAACATACATTCATAATGACGTGATTATATTAGGTATGTGCCATATTCATTATAGTGATATATTCCCAAATTTTGACTATAACAAATTAACATTTTCATTGAATATTATGGAATCTTACTTGAATAACGAAATGACACGTTTTCAGTTACTTAATCAATATCAAGATATTAAAATATCTTATACACATTATCATTTCCATGATATGAATTTTTATGACTATATTAAATCATTCTATCGTGGTGGTTTAAATATGTATAACACCAAATACATCAATAAACTTATTGATGAGCCATGTTTTTCAATTGATATTAATTCGAGTTATCCTTATGTGATGTATCATGAGAAAATTCCGACTTGGTTATACTTTTATGAACACTATTCAGAACCAACGTTAATCCCTACTTTTTTAGATGATGACAATTATTTTTCATTATATAAGATTGATAAAGATGTATTTAACGATGATTTATTAATTAAAATTAAATCACGTGTATTACGTCAAATGATTGTAAAATACTATAATAACGATAATGATTACGTTAATATCAATACAAATACATTAAGAATGATTCAAGACATTACGGGTATTGATTGTACGCATATACGTGTCAATTCGTTTGTAATATATGAATGTGAATACTTTCATGCACGTGATATTATTTTTCAAAATTATTTTATTAAAACACAAGGTAAGTTAAAAAATAAAATCAATATGACATCACCTTACAACTATCATATCACTGATGACATCAACGAACACCCATACTCAAATGAGGAGGTTATGTTGTCAAAAGTAGTACTCAATGGTTTATATGGTATACCTGCATTACGTTCACATTTTAACTTATTCCGTTTAGATGATAACAATGAACTATACAATATTATTAACGGTTATAAAAACACAGAACGTAATATTTTATTTTCTACATTTGTAACATCACGTTCATTGTATAACTTATTAGTACCATTCCAATATTTAACGGAAAGTGAAATTGACGACAATTTTATTTATTGTGACACTGATAGTTTGTATATGAAATCCGTTGTTAAACCCTTATTGAACCCCAGTTTATTCGACCCGATAGCCTTAGGTAAATGGGATATTGAAAACGAACAGATAGATAAGATGTTTGTACTGAATCATAAAAAATATGCATATGTAACGAATGGTAAGATTAAAATAGCCTCTGCTGGTATACCGAAAAACGCCTTTGATACAAGCGTCGATTTTGAAACCTTTGTACGTGAACAATTCTTTGACGGTGCCATTATTGAAAACAATAAAAGTATCTATAATGAGCAAGGTACAATATCGATATATCCGTCTAAAACTGAAATTGTATGTGGTAATGTATATGATGAATATTTTACTGATGAACTTAATATGAAACGTGAATTTATATTAAAAGACGCTAGAGAAAATTTTGACCATAGTCAATTTGATGATATTCTTTATATTGAAAGTGACATTGGTTCATTTTCACTTAACGACTTATTTCCAGTTGAACGTTCAGTACATAACAAATCTGATTTGCATATATTAAAACGTGAACATGATGAAATAAAAAAAGGCTACTGTTAAATAACAGTCGCCTTTTTTTTATTGAGATAACATGAAAAATGTGTACGAAAATTGATTATGTTTTGTATTTTATTTACTAGCATTACTAGCATGTGTTCATTATAGCATAGTTAATTAAGCAATACCACTGAAGAATACAATATTATCACCAGCGTTATGAGGTACACCATTAATCAATGTATATAATACAACCCGCGACGGTGCGACGTATGGTGGTACATTATAGTTTGCTACTAAGAATGAACCATCGTCAAATACTGCCACTACAACACCTGTGTGACCAATCCCATATATGCTTGCTTGTAAGTATGGTGGTTTACTAGAAAAACCATAACCAACAGTAGGGTTGTGTGTTGTTTTAGCACCTAACTTTTTATAAACATACCAAACACGCTGACCGTTTGTTATTTGTCCGTCGTCGGTAGGTTGTCTTTTACCATGTAGTTGAGACATATAAGCCCATGTTAATTCTGTACACTGTCCCGCATTACCCGTTTGAGGAAATATGTTACCAGGTTTGTATAAGTATTCTTTTTTGAATAAAGGTACACCAATTGCTTTTTTATATTTTTCTGGTAACTGTGCATACGTCCAGTTACCACCAATGACACGACCACTTTTACCATTTGGTTTGACTGATTTACCACTAATTGGTTTATGGTCTCCGTCATCATCAGTAGGGTTTGAACTACTATCCCCACTATCTACTTGCACGCTATCAATCAGTTTTTTTAATGAATCGAGTAGCCCAATCGTCATTTTAATATGATATGTGTTGTTAAATGTTTTTTGTAATGTAAAATAATCATTACTAAAAAATTTATCACTACCAATACTGTGTACATCCCATTGTAATGCGTCTTGTATTTTTTTTAATAATTCTTGCATGGCTTGTTTTGCTAAAGCGAGCAGTGAACTACCACTGTCACCACTACTACCACTGTCAGACGAATCACTAGGTGAACCACCTTTACCGTCTAATTTACCACCCCATGCTAAAATAGTATTTGCACCGTCTAAAAAAGGATTACCATAGTTTTGTACTTTATTATATGACGCTTTCAAACCTAGGGGATAATATGCCGCCCAAGTAGCCGCTGCTGTTAATGGAATATACGCACGTCCGATTGTACCTGCTTTCATATTTTTAGCAAAATCTGCATTACCTTTTCTTTGTACGTCTTGCGGTACAAAATGCACTGGATTACCGTAATCATACCAAGACGGTTGTCCAGCTTGTTTTGATTGTGATACTAACTTTCTAGCTATAAATTTAGCGTCCGTTAAATAATCACCGCGTGCAGATGTATGGTTTAACCAACCTAAACCGGCACTATACCCCTCATTTTTTTCATATACAGCAAAAAGAGTAGGCGACACACCTATCTCTTTTACTGCTTTTAATACTTGTCTGATTTTACTTTCATTACCACCAAGCCATACATTAAAGCGTCCATACCCTTTTACTTTAGGGACTAACTGGTCTATCGTTAAACCGAAATCATCATTAATATACGAATGCGTAAATTTATCTATCTTCTCTTGGTCGTTCATTATTATCACTCTTTTCAGAATCGTTTTTAATTACTCTTAATTTATCTTTAATTTGTTCTGGCACTAACACGTCCATTTCTGCACAATTTTCTACGATAGATAAGCCCTCATTAGCGATATAATAGAAAATCGTAATCATGAGTAACCCACCTTTTAATTGTAAAATCTGGTCAATGATGTTTGCTAAAATGATAATACAGAATATCAATAATTTTTTAGCAAAACCTTTCATTGATTTTTTAGACCATAGATTATTATTTTTAATTGCTTTAGCGAAACCAGTAACAATATCAACAATCATCAAAACAAATAAAAAATATAGTAACTTTAAATCTCCTGCATATATGAACATATGAAATGCTTCTGTGTCCGTAAATCTTAATTTTACCTCATTCATTTTTATACACCTGCTCTAAATTTATTATTTAAAGGGTTCTGTAACATTGGATTTCCTGAACCGTCATTATGCCAAAATCTCACACCAGATTCCAAAATTGCTTTTAATTGTTCCATTAACATAGGGTCAATGTCACGTATAGTATAAGTACCTGTACATTTTAAATAATTGCAAACAGTCATACTGTTAATTGGTTCAATAAATGAATTATAGTCATTCACTTCAAAACCAAACAACATATAATATTTTTGTAAAAATGTAATTTCTTTAGGTGACGGTACACTAATTTTCATCGTTAAACCGTTAATACTGTTTGCAATTTGGAATGCGTTTCCCATTTCTGATTCAGTCACTGACGGTGGTTGTAATGCTAAATCTTTATATTCTGCTTGTTGTTGTTTGTAGAAATTATATTCTTCATTAAACTTACCAAATAAAGCAGTCGGACTTAAATTACTTGCTACACTTACTGCGTCATAAAAACGTGATTTTGGGTCGCTACCATTTAATACATTATCTATACGACTTGTAATTAATTGACTTTCAGCATTTCGCTGTCTATTGGCTTGTTGTGATTGTCCTAAAATACCGTTATTGATTAAAATTGGTACTTGTGCAAAACTATTAAATGTTATATTTGTATTTAAGAATGAACCTGTATCAATTAATATATCTTTATTTTTTGCAAGTATTGGTCTATCGTTTTCTGCACTGTTATAATCTACTGGATATACTCGAACTTCATTATGATAACCAATGATTGATTTTGTACGTAACTTAACACCTGTTTTTTGTGAAATTTTGCCAGCGTCTAGTAACATTGTATTACCATTCCAGTCATAAAACTCAATCGTCATATACTCATTACGTATCATATGTTTAAATTCATCTTTTTTAGATAACATCATCTCTTGAAGCTTTGTGAAACTTAATGATAAATCGTTTAAACTCCATTCTTTTGATTTTCCACCTTGTTTTAAGGTTTTTAACCCAGTAATATTTTCACTTGTTTTAACGTCCTCTAAATCTTTTGTGTTAATAAAGTCTTTAGGTAACATTTGAACCTTTTGAAAGTTTTGGGTAATCCATGGATATGCACTCATTTTATCCATAAAGTTAATAAAGTCACCATATTCCATAACGTATAAGTTGACTGGTGATGTGATATTGTCATATATCGTACCTTTAGACGTATCTAAGTTTGGCTCTTTTTTCGTACCAAATTTCTTTGATAAATCAGCGCTTGACTGGAATAACACTAAATTTTCCAAATACTGTTGCATTTGGTTATACACATAGTTTTTATTCGATACTTTTAATACATCATCATTGTTACGTAACATTGGTAACATATAGTTATACGTACGCTTTGATAAGTGTTGACGTTCAATATTAACGTTTGAGAGTTGCTCTAATACATTACCTTGTGTATACGTCATAATAGTATCAATCACAAAATATATTTTTACCACAACATCATTCACGTATTCGATTTGATTCACAAAAGCGTAATAGCGTCTGTCCTCAAAATCTGATAAAAACGTCATGTAGTTAATCCCTTGTGCGTCATGCCACTGCATATCAACATTGATTTCCATTCTATCACGTATAAAATTATATGGTTGTTTGGAATAGTCTAATGATTTAAAATGACGACCGTTTAAAAAATAATCATCACGCTCTTTATTACTATTAAAATGAATCGTATTTTGATAGTCTGTAAACGGCGTGTTATAGAAAAATTTAAAATTTGTTAATTTTCTCATTTTTACCTCCATAAAAAATAGTCGTATAAATAATTTATACGACTATTATAACATTTTATTCAATGATTTGTGTATCTATTGCAAAACGTTTATCACCATTTGAAAGCTCACTATCGCTATAATTTGATGTAACAAAATGTAATTCACCTTTAAAATTTAAGTACATTCTTGTATTTATCATTTTATTATCAATCGAACATTGTGTGTAATGATGTGTTGATTTTAAATTAGCGTTAATTGTACCAATTTTAAATTCTTTATTAGTCTTAATACCAGTAAATATACCTTTTAATTGTATCGTTTTAACATTGTTAATTGTGACAATACGATATTGTATTGGTGGATATGCATTACTATTATAATCCGTTGTAATACCACTTTCTAAATTAACATTTTTCCAACCTGTATCATTAAATTGTAATTTTTCACTGTTAATTTTTTGATTAAAATTTTGTTCAATTTCTGATTTAGATTGTGCGATTTTAGTATCTATATTTAAGTTATCCACTTTTGTTGATAAACTGTTAATATTTGATGAGTTTGTAGTTGTTTTTTGTTTTAAATCACTAATATCATTATCATATTTAGATAAATCAATATGACCGTTTCCGTCAACAACTGGTCTATCTTTTAATTCTTGAATATCTTTTTCAATTTTTGATATTTTATCATTATTTGTTTTTAAAGTAGCGATGTCAGATTTAATTGAATTAATATCCTGTGTATAATCTTTTTGGTTAATACTGTTTAATTTTGTTTCTAACTCTTTTATCTTATCAAGGTTGGTATTTGCTTTGATGTCATTAATGGTTTGTTCTAAACTTTCAAGTTTCCCAGCACTTGAATTTTGTTTTAACTTATTAATATCCTCTTGTATTTCTTGAATTGTGTTGTCATTGTTTTGTTTAGATTTTAATAATTCAATTTGTCTTTCAATGTCTTTTATTTTATCAATATTAAAACTTTTTTTAACTTCAGCTAATTCTCTTTTTAATGCGTCAATGTTTTCAGCACCAGTATTTGCTTTAATTAAATTAATTTCATCTGTGTTACGTCCTACACTATCTTTAGTAGCGTTTAACGATTGTGTAAGTTTTTCATATTTATCATCATACTGTAACATTGATTTTTCAAATTCATTTAATTGTGTTTGATGTTGTTCTAAACTTTCATTTAATATGACGTCTTTTTCTTTTAATGAATCAATCTCTTTTTTATTACTATCAATCATTGGTTGGAATTTTTTTATTTTCTCTAGAAATGTTGATATTTTTTCTTTGTTATCATTAATTGCAATATCATGATTTTCTATTTGACCACTGTATTTATTAATCAATGTTTTTAAATCATTATAAAATGTTAATTTATAATAACCAGTATCAGTACGGACATAAATATGTCCGTCTGATGTACTGATTAAGTCATTTTCTTCTGTTAAAAAATCTGCTAACCTGTCTATTGTTTCAACTTGTCTTAAACTTCTTACGATTCTATCAGCCATTGTTCACACCTCTTATTTGTATCGTTTCCAACTAAATTCAAAGAAAAAACCTAAAATACCCATTATGAGAACACCCCCCAAGGAATACCAACACTGTAACTATTACCTGTTTTACCATTCCATTGACGAACCGGTAAATAATAACGTGTACCTTGCCAATTGTAACCAATCCATACATACCCGTCTGATAAACAAACTTCGTCATATGTTGTATAACCATTCGGTTGGAACCAATAGCCATTAGGTTCAGATAATTTCGGACTACCAACACGTGCAAATATTGGTAAAAATCCACATGTAAATGTCGCATTTTCATTTCTGTAATATGTGCCGTATTGATTTTGTTTCCATTTTCCGAATGTGTTTACTTTTGATGTTTCTAATTCGTTACTGTCACTACCTGAAAATTTAGGTCGAATAAAGTGTGTTACACCGTCATAATAATGTGTTCTAATTGTCGCTTTTTCCCAACCGTCAAAGCCACCACCTAACCAGTTTTGTTCTAGACATGTATAATAATCTAAATTACCACTTAACACACATTGAATATGTCCATATTGTCCATTTGTATATACTGCGACGTCACCTAATTTTGGTTTAAAGTTTGGCGTATTTTCGTACACCGTCGCTAAACCTTTAAAGTCATTATTAATCGCGTCTTTGGCATTGCCCCACATACGAACTTTACCGTCTGTAATGTAATATATATAAGCAACTGCTAAGTCAGCACATTGATAACCAAATGCTAAATCAAAGTCAATGCCAACACCCTCATGATTATATAACCATTCTTTTGCTTGTTGTTGTGATTTCATTTATATCACTCCTATTTTTGATGTTTTGCTACCCAATCATACTCACGATGTGTATTTTTTACTGTTACAAGACTATAAAACTCTTTATATGTTGATGAATTTATTAATAACGTTTGTCTTACTTCACCTGAAACGTTACCACTTGATACTTGTAACCACGCACCTGCATCACCAATACCCTTAGGTTTATCTTTAAATTGGTTCATTTGTGTTGATGTAATGTAATATTCTCCAGGTAATGTAATTTTAGCAATCCAATAACCAAAATTTTTAGCCTCAACGTATTCTTTTTCAGTTGAATTAGTATCAATAACCGACCACTTACCAAATTCAAATTTTTGTGTATTTAAGTTATATGTGAAACTTCTTATTAGTTTCATCATTTTTCTTAATCCTGAATTTCTTGTTAATTCTTGATATCCACCTAACTGTTGTGTTTTTGGTGATACAAATAAAAACCATCCTGCATCATTATTGATATATGGGAAATCATCCATAACTTTAGTATGTTCTGTCATCATATAATAAAATCCAGTTTCGGTAATTTGGCTTAAACTTGTCACACCATCTCTTATTGATAAAGCTCTACCGTCATCTTTCGTTAGTTTATAGTTTTGCCCACCTTTTAACGTTAATGCAACAAAACGTTCATATTCACCAGTTTGAAAGAAACCATACAATAAGTTTTGTCTTTTTCCACCACCAGCAGTTGTATATGCAATTAATAAAGATTGTTTTTTAGTTCTAGGATTAACGTATAAATATATACCCTCAGGCTCTCTAAAATTATCTCTAGGATTTTCAACACCATGTTCAAATGAAACATCGTTTAAATAATAATCGTATACTTTTGATTTTGTTTTAAAACTATATTTTTGAATTAATGTTTTACTATCTAGAGCTGACCTACCACTTAACCAGTATAAATCATCACCATAAACTGCAATACCTTGCATAGGTCTGTCTGGTGTGTTTTCTTTTACATCAATTTGTAGTTCTTTTTCTACATTGTCAATGTGATTAATTACATCTTCTCTTGAACGTACTTGTATTAAACCACCACCATATCTAAATACTAATTTGTCATTTTCTTCATCCATAATAGGCGTAAAATATTCGTGTGAAGATGTTGGCGTGAAATCAGTTAATGCTTTTGCATCATCTACTGTTAATGTTGTATTATCTCTATAAGCGATTTGTACAAGTTTTGAAAGTGCTACATGATACAACCATATTTTTATCTCACCGTTACTTTTTCTTTCTAAAGCAATATTAGTACCATGACCACCCTCTACAATACGCATACTAGAAATTAAATCACCACTAGGCGTTAATTTGTTAATCCAAAAACCTTCTGGGTTTTGTGAATCTGATTGTGTAGAGTACATTTGATTTGTTTCTCTATCAATTAATATACTTTGGTTTACAGCGTTACGAACACCACCAAAGCCCGTTACAAACTTTGGTTCAAGCTCATTTAATTCAAAACCATTAACAAAACGGTCAATATCTTTAATTAAGTCTTTCACTTCTGCTTTAAAGTCATTCATTTGTTTCATTTCAGCAACTTTAAATAATGCAAATGCAGATGTAAGACCAGCACTATATTTAGTAAATTCATCATGAATAATTTTATCTATTGTACCGTCATTTAACCAACCTCTAAATAAGTCTTTCGCTTGGTCTGGGAATGCTTTCATTAAGTCGTCCCAATTTTTGAAACGTTTTTTTAATTCATTGTCATAGTCCCAAATACGACGTGCTAATACTTCAATGAGCTTTGATAATCTTGAAATATAATCATAATATGATTTTGAATTGGTATTATAATCTGCTCTATCATCGTAAAACGGTGTGTAACGTTCTCTCGTTTTATATATTTCGTCTAAAAATGGACGAATGTCGTCAAAATATTTAAAATCGTTTTCATTATATGCCATAATTTTCCACCTTTACCAAATTTGTAAAAAACATTTTTTATCAAATTCATTTAAAATTTTCTTTCTTAAATCGTATACTTTATCAATATTATCAATTAAATACTGTTTTGAAAATTGTGTTCCTTTCGCATTACCTTTTTGATTTTGATTACGTTTTGCGTTTTGATTACTTTCGTTACTTGATTTATTCACAGTTTTACCGTTATCAATTGTATTATTATCTGCAAATCGTAACGTTGTGTTATCTACATCTATGTTAACCTCGCTTTGTGGTAATGACACATAAGCATTTCTGTTTGCTGTCATGCCAGTTGAATTGTCTAAAGATGTTGCATTTTGATTTGAAGTTTCATCAGTGTTGCTTATTGTATCTTCGTTGTGTTCTGTGAAGCCTTGTGATTGAAGATATTTTTCTACTTCACTTGATGAATAAACCACATTCAAATAATCCTCATGTGTGATACATACAGTAATCACTTGCATACCAAACGCTTCAACTGTTTGTCTGTTGATTTCTCTATCTAAAAAGTGTATTGTAAATGATTTTTTGAAAAGTAAGTCAGATAAGTCATCTTTAAGTTTAAAACCTTTAAACACTTTTTCATTAACGATTGATAAAACGTCTTTGTCAAACTTCAACATTTTTTGCATGAATTGAAATTCATCATCATAAAACGTTAATTTATCATTATTTACAAATTCGTTAAAACCTTTTTTAATTAATTCTGATTTAATAAAATCAAATAAAGTCATTGTATATCTAGCCATTGTATTCACTACTTTCGTCATTAGACAATGAATCTATCATTGTGATTTCTGAAGTAACTTCATCGTCGTAATACGGTTTAATGTCTAAACCATAACGTTTTGATAAGAATGTAATCGGTTCACGACCTTTTAAATAAATATTACTATTAGATGTAGTAAAACCTCGGTTACTTTTTGCCTCTTCGTCCGAAACACCGCTTTCCTTATCCACTGCTAGTGAATTAATACCTAAATAGTTACTTAATTCACTAATTTTATTTTGGTATTCTCTTTTCATCTCAGTTAGTGCTGGAATCACACTATTACTGGTTAAATCTATGATATCATCATCGGCGTTAAACATAGGTGACATTTTAACAAATGGTGCACCGTTGTATATTTCCGATACAAGTTGGTTAACTGATTCATCGTTAATGTCTGATTTAAATATTTTGCTAAATTTTGCTTGCATAATTAATGAGAATCGAGATAAAACAACCTCAGATAATTCATCAGTATAATGTTCTATAATTTCTATATCACTATTATATTGAATGGGTTTATTTTGCATAACAACAAAGTTACCACTCATACAGTTATCATATATTTTATGAATCTGTAAGCATTCATCTGGTATTAAATAGTCTGGGACAATGAAATAAATATCTTCTTTTGTTAATCGTTTTTGAAATTGTAAGTTAAAGTTTGATGAAAAATTTGGGGCTTGATTAAAGTAAGTATTATTTACGTAACCAAGAATCATAATTTGTTCATTTCTTGCCTTGCCAACCACTACATTGATGTTTTGTCTTAATGCTGATTCTAATTGAATAAAATCTATACCAACCGTATCACGATTGGTATAGTTGATGAGTAGTGGTAAAAATTCCAAATAACGATTAAACATAAGACGTTTAAATCTGTTGCGATGTTCAACAACTCTTTTGTTGATTTCTTTTGATAATTCAACCTGTACGCCTTTATTATGTTTAGTCATTTATAGCACCTCTATTATTCTGTTCTTGGTGTTACATCTTGGTCAGTAATTAAAATTTTATTAAAGAATGGGCTAATGGCTTTAAATGAATAGTAATGAATCCAGTGTGTGACTTCATCAAATTCACCATTATAGAATGGTTGTTTTAACATTCCTTTTGTGTAACGTTTATATTTAATTGAATTAATATCCAAAATAAAAGCGTATAAATCTGATTTTGGTTTAATTTCTTCAACACTATCTTTAAATTCAGATAGTTTTGATACATCATAAGTGAATACTGAACCAACTGGAATTGTATCACCTTTATGAGTTTGATAATCACCGTAAGCACGTAAGAAATTAACTGATTCATCACTTGATACGACAATATCTTTAGTGACTTTAAAAACACCGCCTAGGTCGTCAAAACTGATAACGTGGTCTGTAAAGTCAATCCCTGCTACTTGGAATGTGTTCGCAATCTTTGTATCTAAAAGATAAGATTTTAAGCTATCAGTTGTTAAAATAACAATATCTTTTAATTTTGAAACTGTTGTATATTGTCCGATAGCACCACCTGAAGCACGATGAACTTCATTATATTTAGCGCTGTTGTTTTGTAAGTTAAGAATAGCTTCAAAAACTTTACTTGCTAAATCTTCTTTTGATGTTGCTTTACGTACATTTGATTCAGATAATTGATTCAATGAGTAATCAACTAACATTGCACGCATTTCTTTTTCTTCTAATACGTTAATATCAGAAATTTTCTTTTTATAGACACCTAATGCATAATTAGTAGCGTCTGCTAATGTTTGGAAATTGAAACGTGTGTCATTGTTATTTAATGTAAATTTTTGTTTCTTCACAATACCACTACCATATAACTTAGTAGCCATACGTGGATAGTTACGTTTCAACATTAGTTCTTCATTTTTAGATAAGTCCATGTTAATAGGTACTGTATCCATAATTACATATTCTTCACTGTATTGACCGATAAAGTCCTGCTCTTTAGCTAACCAATTAAAACGGTTACCTAATGCAATATCAATTAATAACGTTTCATTAATCTTAGGGAATAAAAATTTATTTACAAATGTTTCAAACATTGTATTAGAATTATCCCACTTATCACCAAACGTCCATGATTTTGAATAAGTATGATTAAAGTCTTGTAATGCAGATTTAGCTGACTGTGCAACTAATAGTGCTGTTTCGTTTTTTGTACTCTTTTCTGCCATGATTTATTATTCCTCCTCAACATCGCCAGTAAATGACTGTTTTGAAAGTGAATGAATTTGTACACCATAACTATCTTCACTTTTATTTGTATCAATTGACATATTTTCATTTAATTCTGTTCGTTTATTTAATCTTGAATCTTCATATGATGTACCCATCATAGAACGCATATTATTACCCTCGTACATGTTTAAGTACCTCCTAATCTAAATCTAATTTATCGACAAGTTCTTCATCTGAATAGTCTTTATCATTGTTATCTGTTTCGTTTGATTCTGGTTGTGGTTGTGGTTGTGGTTGTGGTTGTTGCATTTGTAATGTTTCAAAATTAGTAAATCGTTGTTCTAATGAAGCGATACGTTGTTCTAAAACAACTGGGTCTAATTTTGCACTATCTTCATCTGTTGTAGTAGGTTCTAATTTGTTTTCATTTTCTTCTTCGATTGTTTCTACTGTTTTATCTTCAGTTGATTCTTCAGTTGATTCTTCAGTTGATTCTTCAGTTGATTCTGAAGTTTCTTCTTTGTCGTCTGGTTTTACGATTTCATCAAATTCTGTCATTTTGACACCTCCAAATGTTTTATAACTAATTATATCATATAATATTTAAATAAGTAAATTAAATTTATTTTATTTTCAAATCATAACTTTGAATAAAAGTCAATAGATACATAAAATTTGTATTTGATGAATATTTAATAGGTTAGATAAGTTTTGAAGTTGTTGCACAGTTTTTATAAGTTTAATTTAGAAATGATAAGTTAATTTATAAGTTTTGATTTGTATAATCGTTTATTTTAAACTGTGGGGAGGTGTAATTTTACAAAAACTTTTTCCCTATTATATTTA